TTCCGCTAGAGGTCTAATGGCAGACAAAGCAATCCAATCAGACGGTACAACTAAGCGTTACCTTCCCAAAAAAGCATGGGCTTCTCTTTCAAAAGAAGAGAGGACAGAAACTGATGCAAAGAAACGAGCTGGAAGTAAGAAAGGAAAGCAGTTCGTAGAAAACACCAAAGCCGCTAAAAAAGCAGGCAAAGCGGCAAGAGCTGCTAAAATGCATAAAAGTAGGAAGGGAAGTAAGAGTTAATGCCAGCCACATCTGCCGTAGGTCGATTACAAGAAATCATCGACTCTTATTTAAACAACGATGGAGGAGCTGCCATTGATACTGGTATTGTTGCCAGTCATTTAGCTCAGATGCGTTTGTTTGGCATCCGTCAAGGTGTTGAGTTCTTTCCTGCTCAGGACAACTTCGGATCGCAGCGCAAAGATTTTATTGAACGAGTTTGTAAATATAACGAGCTGGGAACCAGGCTAGATAGTATCTGGGACTATTTCCTATGTGATGGCCAAGGTCTTTTTTATGTGCGGCCTACTCAGTCCAACTATCGGATGTATTACTTCCGTAAGCACGAGTATCGGACGTTCTACGACATTGATGGTGAACTAGATGAAGTGGTCATCATCTATAGCTACAAAGTAAGGCAGCCTAATAACTACCAAGGCAGTGCAGAACTGCAAGACACAACAGCACAAGGACCACAAGGCGCTAATTATCTTGGTGCCCCTGGAGCAGCTAAACGTTATATCCGTCTTTCTATCAAACGAAAGACGATCGAAGAGACTCATTCCGAAGGTGAGATCTCGTTCGATACCCAAGCGCAAGCTTATTCAGGGAAAACGAAAGTCTTTGAGAATAGTCTTGGATTCATTCCTTGCGTTGAAATTTTCAACAATCCCAAGGGCTTTTCACATGAAGGGTCAGGTGACTTTACTGCATTAGCCAACCACATCATGACGCATGATGACATGGTTCGGACTATGCGTAAGAACGTAACGTTCTTCGGTAATCCCACCCTACTCTCTTCCAGACCTAAGTCTGACTTAATGGAATCTGGAAATGAAGACGGAGTAGTCCAGCGCCCTTCGATCGCAGCGAATTCCGGCTTCCGTGGAATGGGTACTCCTATGAGTGCCTCCATGTTCAAAGCGGATCCAATTAGTCGTGGCATGGACGGGCAGATCCGTGTACCACGAGTGATTGCAAACCTGGAACCGAATGATCGCGTCGGTTATATCGTTCCAGACGCCATTACTGGTGACCAAAACTCTTTTGCACGTCAATACCGAGAAGAGATACGCACGGCCTTAGGTGGTGTGGACGAACTATCGATTTCTGCAGGTGTTACCGCAACTGAGTACAAGTCACTGTTTGGACGTGTCTCAGCTACTTCGAAGAAGAAAGCAGAGGCCATCTATACATATGGTATTTCTCGCTGTCTTGAACTAATCATCTTTCAGGAGGAACGCTTGTTCCGTGATTCCCTGGCGGCAGCCGCTGGTTTGGAGAAGCCAATGGAACTGCCGGAAGACGCAGGGCCAGAACAGACATCACTCTATTTCCAAGCAATGGAGATGTTTGAGGAGCAAGTCAAGCAATTAATGATGGCTTGTGTTGAAACCCAACAAATTCCTCCTGGAGTTACAGGACTCATACCTGACGGAGATGTCACTGTTCAGTGGCGTTGGTTGGGTCCTGTTTATGAAGACACGACGCAAGATATTTTGAATAACAGCATTGTTGTTCGAAATCTACAAGAATTAGGTGTTGATAGCATTGAGGCACTGAAATATCTTTTCCCGTCTAAGACGGATGAAGAACGAGCCGAGATGTTATCTGGGTTCCCATTCAGGATGGTGGGCGAATTGCAGAATGCTTATTCTCAATTTGCTCGCCTTGTGGGAGGAATGATGCAGACCCCCCACCCGCAAGCTCCGGACTTACCGATGGCAGCGGATCCCAGATTGGATTTAACCCCTTATCTGTATCGCACACTAGAAAGTTTGCAAAAGGAGATGTCTTATGCAGGTCGTTACAGACCCCTCGATCCAACAGACGAGCCAAGTACCACAGGCCGTAGCGCCAAGCAATTACGTAGCGGCAGCACCGGCAGCTCAGGCACCAGTGGCACAGGTTCCGGTGGCTACGAGTTACCCAACAGCGCCCCCGGCGGCGGCCCCCAACTACCAATCCGCCCCGTCACAATACGCCCCCCAATCCCAACCGGCGGCCCCGGTGGCCAACCCATGGGAGACGGCGTTCAACAAGGTGGTGGACGTACTGAGCAGTCCAGCCCCATCCCCGTTCCAGGCAGCACCGTCACAACAAGCGAGTCAACCTACCCCGGCCAATTGGGCTACTCAGGCGCCAGCGCCCCAAGCTACGCCACCCTCGGCTCCGCTGACATGGTCACCCAGCCAGGAATTATCGCCCAACTATTCCCAAACTTCGCTGAATCCCTCCTTGGAGGCGGCCCAGTTCGACCAGGAAGTGGCGGATTACTACAACCTGAGTCAGGAAAGCCGTCAGGTAATCGACGCGTACGGAGTGGAAGCTCCGGCGGTTCTAAACCAGTACGCGCTAAATCTCGAAGGAATGCTCGACAACGCGGTTGATTGGGGATTCCGTGCTCAAGAATGCATTAAAGGCTACGCCAATTTTAGTGTTCAAGAGCACCAGGAGAACCTTGCTTATAACGAGATTCTCACCAACCCCGACACCCTGTCTGATTACACCCTGAAGTTCTTCGGTCCTGAAGGTCCGTACCCCGTGTACGAATCTGAGCAAGAACTGGAGACTCCTGGATACCCCACTCAAGTTCCTTCTTCAATGGTTCCAGGCGCTGGCGCAATGCCCGCACCTCCGGCTGCAGTAGCACCTCAAGCACCTGGTGATTTCTGGGGAAGCTTCAGCAACCAGATGGATGCCAACCCTGCTGATGCATGGCGTCTGTTGAACAACGCACAACCTCAAACCGTTGCTAACAAGTTGTTTGTAATGGAGTGATTTTAGTTTGCCGTTAACAATAAATTAGCGGCTGCTAAAATTTATTCAGATCGGATGTTTTTTAACGTCTAAATCTTTCACCAAATAGAAATTCGACACTGGAGGATAAACCAAAGTGTTTATTGATAATGATTTCCCCAAGATTCTTGGGGCAGAGCTTTACCGTCCGCATCCCGCATATATTTGCGAGATGGCAACTGAGCCTGTGGTTGTTCATGACTTCACACGTCAGCCCGGCCAAACTGTTCAGTTAGATCGCTACAAGTTCTGGGGCCAGCCTGGAACTAAGGATTCACGTGAGCGTGTGTCCGACCAGACGATCGGTACTGCAAACAGCCGCAACATCACCAAGGAGAAGGTGCTTGTTGTGCTGAAAGAGTACACCGGTCCTGCAGATCCGGGCGATCCTACCCAGCCTTCTACTTTCAAGATTGCTCGGGAAACTCTTGTCACTGCTCAGCGTCTTCTGTTGGACACTGGCAACCTGAACATGTTCCACCAGTCCATCGGTAGCCTGACGCTGCTTGATGACTATCGTCGTTGGCGTGACCGCGTCTTCATTGACGAACTGGCTAAAGCAGAAGCTAACGGTCCTTCTTCCGACACCCAAGGTGGTTACTACTTCGCTGGTAACAAAGAGAAGAATGCTTCCGGCCAAATCACTTACACCGCTGCTGAGTACACCGCTCAGGTTCAACAGTTCTCTGTTCGTACTGACCTGCTGACTGTTGTTAAGCAGCTGCGTAAGCGCAACGTTCCTACCTTCGCTGATGGTCTGTATCGTTGTATTTGCGATCCTACTTTCATGATGCAGCTGCGTCGTGACAAGGACTTCCGCGAGATCGCACGTTACTCAGGTAACCCTGGTCAAGGCATGTACATGGCTAACCCCATGATGCCTAACAACACCAGCTTCTACATGGGTCCTCAGGCTGGTCAGGCCTACTTCCTGGCGGGCGAACCTGTGATGCCTACTGGTGTCCAGTTCGAAGGCGTTAAGTTCTACGAGTCAACCAACTTCCCCAACAAGACGATTCAAGCTTCCTTTACAGGTGGTGCGCCTTATGCTGCGGAAGAAATTGCTCAAGGCTTCTTCTTCGGTCCTCAGTCAATCGGCGTCGGCGTTGGTGGCCCCAATGCTCAAGTGCTCATCAATAACAACGATGACTTCAGCCGTTTCATCATCTTGATCTGGCAGCTGTACGCTGGCTTCGAAATCCTGAACAAGGACTTCGTCACCACCGCATTCAGCTTCGTGTCTGATGACGGCAACGTTTGATCTAAGTAAACGATAAAAACAATTGGAGAGATAAATGTCTCAGTCTTATTTAACCGCCAAAAAGATCTATCCAGGTAACTGGGCAGAGGCTCTTAATGGCTGGTATCGCAACATTGACGTTCAAGGCAATGGTCTTGACGGCTCAAATGCAGGCCCTACTTCAGTGCTTGCAACACCTGGTTATCGCTACTTCCAGCAGCGTGGCTATGTGAAAGTTACCAATTCCTCTGGTAACGGCGGACCTGTTGCTGAAGCAGATGTCATCATTCCTTCCCCTTATAAGAATGATGTTACCCGTGAGAACATCACTGGTATGTATGTTTCCGGCAGCACCGAGCTTCCGATCTACGGCTACCGTGCAACCATTAACGTTGCTTCCGGTTGGGATGGTCACACTTCCTCAGGCGTTTACGCTGCTACTGGCAACGTGATCTCCTTCGGTCGCGATGACAGTGGTTCACCTACTGCCGCTTCTGGCGTTGGTGAAGGCGTCATCCAAGCCAACCTGACATCTACCGTTTCTGGTACCCAGGCCAACGAAATCTTCTTTGCCGCTGGATCTTCTGCCTTTGGTTCTGTACCCCTGGCGACTGCCACTACACTTGCAGCCGATCAGGTTTACTACGAAGGAACCACTCAAGAAGAGTTCAAGGTTTACGCAAAGAATAACGCAGACGCAACTGCTACTTCCGGTGGCTTCTATATCTCTGAAGCAGACCGCCTTGGTGGCAAGTTTGGTTACCTGGTTGTTGAACTCTGCTACATCCAACCTGATGTGGCTGCTGACTACAACGACATTGAAGGTTACCTGACTGGTCCTACCTTTAACTGATTAGGGTTAGTATGGGACCAGGAAAATAAAATTCTTTCTTGGTCCTTATGTCTACTTTATTTCAGCACAAGAAAACAGGTGCTCGCGTCAAAGTTGTTAGTCAATGGGATGACGGCGATTGGTATATGGTCGAAGACCAAGACGGTAAAATTTACACCGTTTACCACACCGAAGTCATTCCTGACGAAGCAGCTACCAAGAAAGTAAAAGCTTTACGCGTAAAAGATAAAGCCAAAAAGGAAGAGCCCAGAGAATTTCCACCCGATACACGATTGAACATCAACGGTGCCACGGCACAAATGATTGCCGATCACGTCAAAGGAATTGGTTTAAAGACAGCAAAAGAAATAAAAGATCTTCAGATGTCGTTAAGTGGTGAAAGATTTAACAACCTAGAACAGCTGAAGGTTATCAAGAGAGTTGACTGGGAAGCTCTCATTGCCGCAGACTTAATCAGAGTTTGATATGTAGCCCCTGGAGACAGGGGTTATTTAATTTATAATTAACAAAACGAGATAGACAAATGCCAGGTGTACCAGGTGGCTATATGCCCAATCGAAATGAAATGAGCGCTAAGGCCGGCGCTCCTTCAACAATGATCCGAATGGGCGGTAATAAGTTCGGTATTCCAAGAATGCGAGAGGATATCCGTAATGAGAATCAGATGGGCATTCGTGATCTCATGGAGATGAATGCACGCCAAGGCCTGAATACCATGGGCAACATGATGGGCAATGCCGGTGGTGTGTTCATGCAGGGAATGGGAATGGTACCCAACCCATTTGACAATGTGGGCCAAGGTCTCAATGTGCTCCGCAACGAAGCAGAGTATGCAGGTCCAATGCTGGGTCAAGCAGCAGGCAATGTTATGGGCAGAGTTCCTGGCGCACGATCCAATCCTGAAACTGATTTAGGCGCACGCACAGGACGTGCAATTCAACAACAATACGATAAAGGTAAGAAATTCTTGAACGAATTTACAGGCTTTAGTTTACCTTACATGGGCAATGATGGCCCTTCGAGAGTCTATTAATCACTCGTATAATAGTGAGATAAGGAGTATAAAGTGCAGCTCTCTCAATTCGACAAAAGCAGAGTTCGGTATCACCTCGGTTATTACACAGTAACCGTGCCAGCGGGTGACTATGCCCGTCTGGACGAAGCAATGAATACTGTCCCTGACTCCTTTTTCTACGATAAGATCGTTATTCAAATTCAACGATGTAACGTCGCAGAAAAGAAAACGGAGGTTGCATCTAACCCCAATACCCGCTTCGAAACAATTGCTGGAGACGTTGATCGTACGATCTCATCCAGTAACGCAAGAGAAGCACTAAGAGTTTGGAATGATGTTTATCTATATGAGACTGGGCGTTTAGCGCAGATTCTCTACGTTCCTAACTACAAAGATCCCGTCCAGGCACGTTATCGATTTGATCGTTCTGGCGCTGAATTTATCCAGGCATTACCTGGTCCTGCCGACACCGCAGTCGGAACACGTATCCTTTTGAATTTCGCCTGGAGGTAACATGGCACCACGTCAAGGTCGTTCACAAGCAATAAATGAAGCTAGTCGCAAAAAACGGGTAGCAGATCAACAAGCTGTACTTGATTCTTTGCGTGCAGGTAATCCTGTCCAAGGAGCACGTTCTGCTAATCCTATTTTGGCAGGCTTGCAAGGATTTATGGGTAATCCTGGAAACGTTCCAGCTTCCAGCGCATACAATCAAGCGCCTGATCTTTATCCGGCACAGCTGGGTGGACGTAATGTTTTAGTTGGCAAAGGTGGCTTTAACCAAGCAGCTGCTGCAGGCCCTATCAATGTGGCTGGACAAACCTTCTATCCAATGCAACGTGGAGCTGATGTTGTTTATCGGTCTGGTGCAGAAACCACTCCTGAGAATAGTTTCTTAGCCCGTAGGGAAACCACCCAGCAGCCCGCTGCAGATGAGCTGCCAGCTCTGAACACCCTAGAGGAGCGTGCCTATCAATCAGAGGCCTCCAGGCAGTCACAGATGGCCGCTACGGATCCTTACTTCCAACAGAACGAGTTATACCGCAAAGCACGTGAACAACTGAACCTGGCTGGCGATGAAGGGGCAGATAATCGTGAAGCAGTAGAAGAGCTGGGCATGGCAATTTATCGTTCTAAGTATGGTGATCCAAATACATCATCAGATAATCCTTTGATGGCAGGTTTCTCCCAGACAGGACAAACACCTGGAGGAGCAACGTTTGGTCGTGACCAAGACTCACGTGACCAAGCAATGAATCTGGCGTCACAAACAGTTAATGCCCTATTGAATCCAGAGGAGAACAAGGCATTGAATGCTGGGATGTTTACTCCTAGCCAAAGCCAAGAAGTGCGTGGACAATCTGGTTTCAACACCAGTGCAACATTTGACCTGGGTTCAGTTGGTCCCGCCATTACTGACATGCAACTCAACCTGAATCCCATGAGCGCTAACCGTTCTGGAGAAGAAGGCTTCGCATACGACAAGAACATCCTGGACGAAAAGAAACGTGCTCTCTTTGCACAAATGGTTGGCATGGATAATCCTTCCGTTCAATTGCGTCCCGGTATCTAATATGGCTATCCAACTGGGGTCTATTGTTGATCCGTCACAAGACATCTTTGCCAGCACGGGAGCCCATGGTGACTTCCGTGTGATTCCCCAGTTTGGACCCAATAAAGGACAAGCAATCAACCCACGGTTTGCTCGTTCTTTGCTTACTAGGATTACTGCGGGTGGAACGCCATTAACACAGAAAGGAGAAGATGGGCAATATACATTTAATTTCCCGGTCACCTCTGAGTTTGGTCCACGTAAAGCACCTACCGCTGGAGCATCTACATATCACGAAGGGATTGATTTAGGCATTGGTGCAGGTACTCCACTGGCTTACACAGGAGAAGGAGGCACCTACACACCAGGCGAAGGAATGGGAACTCTTTCCATTACT